AGTAGCCAGTATTATTCCACAGCGTTTCAGGATCGCCTACCCCTGATTTGAGATTTCTCCAGCGGCATGGCGCAGCAGCCCCTCTAGCGCGGCCTTCACCGTTTGTCGGCGGACCTCGTCACGGTTACCAGGAAAGTACTGGACCTCGCTGAACACCTGATCGCCAATGCCCCAGGCCAGCCACACCGTACCCACGGGCTTGCTCGGCGAACCGCCGTCCGGCCCCGCCACACCGCTGACCGCCACGGCAAAACGCGCCCGGCTTTTTTCCTGCGCGCCGCGGACCATGGCCTCGACCACCTCGCGACTGACCGCCCCGACGGTTGGAAACAACTCGGCCGGGACATCCAGCTGCCGGGTTTTCTGGCGGTTGGAGTAAGTGACATAACCGGCCTCAAACCACGCCGAACTCCCCGGAATACGCGTGATCGCCTCGGCAATCCCGCCACCGGTGCAGGATTCGGCCGTGGTGACGTGGGCATTGAGAACCTGCAAGCGTCTGCCAAGTTCAGCGGCCAGCTGAGTGATATCTTTCACGACTCTCTCCTGATCGAGCGGAATGAGGCCTACCGTACACGAGCCGATCACGCTTGCAAGGTTCAGGATCGATCAAAATGTTAGCGAGCGAGGGCTCTGACATAGGCCTGACATGCCTGCAAGGCAATCAGTCCGCGGTCGCCTGTGTCGGTGATGGCGATAATTCGTTGAGCATACGCCGGGTCAAGTCGGGCTCGCGGGGCACCATGATCCACGCCGCCGGTGCGGGAGGCGGCTGGCACTGCACAGGTTGAGGCAGCGTCATGGGCATCGAGGAGGACTGACAAGCGCACATCAGCAGTGGCAAGAAGATCGCGCAGGCGACCTTGATCACGTTCGGCATCGCTAAGCGCTCGATAATGGGTTTGTTCACTGGCCGAAAGTCGTTGCTCCAGGGCCAGACGCTTGTCCTGGTTGGCCTGTTGCTGCGTGGCGGCCGCCAGGGTCAATTGATTCAGCGTCTCGGCGTGCAGACTGGCCTGTTCCGCCAGTTGCCGGCCGTAGCGCCAATCCTGAAACTGCCAGGCCAGTGCCGCAGAACAGCCGGCCAGCACCAGCAGACCGATCAGTCGCCAGGAGATCAGGCCGAAGACTGACATAGCACCGCCCTCGCCCTCGCCCAGAGTTCCAGACGATCCTGCAATCCGTTCAGCCCGCCGTTGATACGGCGGGTGATGCTGTTGAACTGGTCGCGATCGGCCAATTCATTCAGGCCATTCTGTTCCCAGAACCACGCGGCTGATTCGGCCGCCCACTGAGGCTGCTCCAGCATTTCAGGCAGAGCTAACAGACGTTCATCGCCAAATAGGCCGAGACTGCATTGGCGGTAGTTGTTGCGCCCGGTGATCTGGATCAGACCACGGCCACGGTACTTTTGACCGTCACCGTCGGGTTCCGGGGTGTTGCCCAAGCGAATGGCTAGCGTGCCGGTGTCGTATTTGCTCAGGTATTGAGGGCTGCCCAGTTCACGTACGTACTGTAATTGCCCCGACTCGTGACCGACTTGCGCGAGGAAGGCGGCGATGCGTTTGGGGGTGTTGATGTTGCGGTGAGACATGGCGGTGTTTAGGGCGGAAATGAAAACGCCCGCTTGGGAGCGGGCGTTGGGCATAACGATCTGTAGTTGTTGCTGCGTAACGGTCATATAGCTCCCAAAAAAGGTCGTCCCTGTACAGGCCCTGACTGGTGTCTGGTTCGTGTCAAAGATATCCAGCCAGCCAAAGTGGTGCAGTCGGTCGATGTTCAGTGAAAGGAAAAAATGAACCTTGCGGCCAATCCCGAAGTGCACGGCGATAGACCTGCAATTCGGTGTATTGCTCGGTAGTCAACGTCGTGCCGCCGCCGTCCTCCAGTTCGTCCCTGTCGCGGGCGACCATACTGTCCGTGACCGATAACTGGTTATCACGCCAAAGACGCTCGGCCTTTGCGGCCTCCTCCGGCGCAAGAGGTGGCGTATCCACAAGAACGGGATAGCCATTATCGGCCCGCACCGAAATCATTTTCGGGGTTACTGCCAGTTGCTGGAGGAGCGAAATCCAGTACGCCTGGGGGATTTCTATGACATCGGAAGGGATATCCGACGTATTGACTCCTGGAACATAAACACCACAGGTACTGGCGCTAAAAAAAACATTGAACGCGTTCATTCAATAGCCCTTTGCAAAATAGGTGACACCCCATCCGGCCCTGGCAGAACCGCCCATGTCCCGAACCTTCAATCGGCAGCCCTGTTTCGTGGCAGTACCAGCCAACATGATGACCATCGCGCCATCACCGCCGACATGAGTGGCAACGACAGAAACAAAGGCGGTTGGAAACGAAATTGGAAAGGTGACAAAAACCTCTCCGTTAGCATCCGTCGTACCGTAACCCCATTGATCGATATTGCCGCTGGAGTACTTCTGGTAACCGGGGTTGCCGTTCATGCCGGAGAACAACGAGGCATATTTCAAACTGACGGTGCCGCCAATCAATCGCCATTGATTCTCCAGCTTGAGGAACTCAGCGGTTTCCCCCACCCCGAGAACAACGGAACCTACCACACCGTTTGAAGCTTTGACGGTATCCGAGCCTGGCGCTGCCGAGACCGTCAGGGCACCGGCCCCGGCATTGACGATGTTCATTGTGGACGCATGAGCAATACCAGCGGTGGCAGGTAGCGTCGCGGTAATCGGTGTGTTGCTGGAGAAGCTGCTGACACCGCCAATGCTGGAAACTGTCAGTACCGCACTGTCGGCATAGGATGCGAAGCCAGAGAACTGCAGACCGCTACGGGTTACAAATGCAGTCGTTGCGACACTATTGTCATTATCGAATTGTGGGGCCGTGACAAACAGACCGCTGCCCCGCAATGCTGCGAGAAGCTGGTTATGGAGCCCTTCCGCAGGGGTTATCCCTGCGGTCTGGATAACACTTAATAGTTCTTGGGTAATTCCATTACCCCAACTTGCCGGAATCAAAGATCCAGGCGTACCCATTACCGGGTCTTCATCGACAAACTTCCCATCAACCAATCCGGCGCTGGGTATACTTTTTGGGTAGTCCATTGCACTTTTCCTTGTGTAGAACTCAGGCCTTTTCCACCGAGCTAGGCACAACAGGCCAGCTGATCGCACTGGGGAAACCGGCCTGTTGTTCGATGCGATTCAACTCCACGCTGTAGAGTTTCCACTCCAGCAATTGCAGTTGCTCTTCATGGCTGGCATCGCCGATGTCTTCAGCGTATTGGAGGGGCGCAATGCGCAGTACCGCGTCGCGAAGAAGAGCATCGCGCTGGGCGAGAACGACTTTTTTGAGATCCGTCAGCCGGGCCGCTTCATCGACTTGCCACGCGTTATCGATCCACATGTGAAAACCGCCCGGCCACGGCTGCGTGGTGAATCCTTCCGGTAACTCTCCCAACGTCGTCCATGTTTCCCTGAGCCCCGTGTCGGTGCGATAGACATCACCGCGAAAGTCGGCTTGTTGTTGCAAGGCACCCTTGACATAAGCCCAGGCAAACCCGCCGGGTGGTGGGGAAAGTTCGAGACTCAAAGTCACCACGTTGCCCGGCAGTTGCATGCCGATACCCGGTACGACCGGAAACTCGACAGGCCCGGACAACGCACCGCTGTCGTCTATCAGGTAATTGAACATGTGCACCTCAGATCAGTTTGATACGGCCGGGATAAGCGATGTTTCGCGGGCGGGTTTCGCCCGAGAAATTGCCGATATTGCCGATGTAGGTATCGGAGTCGAATGCCGGGTTGGGGTACGTCGTCGCGATCGTCCCACTGGTTGGGTAAAAATTGACGTCGGTTGAAACATTCCAGACTCCATCCGGAATCGCGGGTGCCGGACGAAAAGAAGAACCCGTACCGGTTGGCAGATAGTGGTTGTGGCTTTGCAAGGAATGCCCCTGAAGGCTGCCCACACTACGCCCGACATCCAGACCTCTGGACTCATCAAGAACACGCAGAAACTCGCCACGTACTTCCGGAATGCGAAAGTTCAGCGTGCCATCGCCACTGGTCCATCCGCCCTCCCTGCCCGCACGACCGGCTTCGGTGGTCAGCGCCCCGGAGGACTGGGCAAAATCCCATAACCAGGGCCATTCGCTACGCAACAACAGACTGCCATTCAGCGCTCCGTAACCGCCCGGGCTGATCAGCACAGTCGTGTCCAACACCTGCCGCCCGAGAGGGGTGGCATCATGCCGCCCGACCGGCCACCAGTTGCCATCACCAGTACTGCGCAAATGCCACCAGTCACCGCTCCCCATCAACACCAGAAAGGGATAGCCGGACGGCGAGAGTTGGGTATGAAATCGAATGCGATCCGTGCCAGCGGCCCGGACGACAAGGCGATTGCCGCTGTTATCCACACGACGAAGAATGACGTCGCGCACGCCAAGTCCAGCATTTGCCGCGGGCAAAGTGACCGTCATGACACCGGGGCTGCCGTCAATCAGCACAAGGCCGAGTTCTTGCTCATTCAGTGCCTTGGATGCACTGAGCCGAGTCACCACCGAACGCATCGGGCTGGACGTACCGACAATCACTTGGATGGCCTTGAGCAACTGGCTGGTATCCGCTTCAGAGGCAACCAGTCCGCCACCTTCGATCACACTCACAATCTCTAGGGTGACGCTGTTGCCCCAGACAGCCGGAATCAACGATCCCGGCGTCCCAGCCACCGGGTTCTCATCGACAAACCGGCCATTGACCAGCCCGATACTGGGGACGCTTATTGGATAATCCATACGTCTATCGTTCCTCTGAAATAACAAATGGTCCGTGTCGACGCGGTTAGCGGTGCAATCGCGCCCACGGTTTTTTTTCATAAAAAAAGCCCACGAATACGTGGGCCTGAACAGGGGAATTGAATAGCTCTCGCCTAGTCAGCCAGACCGCTCACGAACTCACGAATAGCCACCAACACTTCATCGCCCCCGCTACGGGCCAGATCCATCTTGCCCTTGGCCGCGTGCGCGCGGATTTGCGTTTTGGCCTTGAGGCGCACTGTGCGCAGGATCAGCAGGTTGTCGTTCAGCTGTGCGGCTTTACTCAGGATCTGGTCGGCGGCCTGCTTGGCCGTCCGCCCTTTAACGACCCATGCGGAGACGGCCAGCGGCACGTCTTTTTTCGGGTAGCCCGCGTCCTTGTAGGCCTGGGCATCAGCAGCGGCCTGGGCGTATTCCATGGCTTTGAGTGGATCACCGGCCAGAGCAGTGCGCGCGCTGTCTGCGGCAGCATCGACTTTGGCGCACAGGCGTTCGGTTTCCTGTTGTTCCAGCAGGACGATTTTCGCGGCGTCCACCACCCATTGTTCACCGTCCCAGTCATGGGCGGCGGAAGGCTGTGCGGGACGTAGTCCGTCCTCGAACTGATGTAGCTCTTGAATAACGTTCATCGAATCAACTCCCAGGAAAGACTGACATTGACTGCCGCCGAGAAGTTGACCGCGATCCCAGTGGCGTAATCAGACACGGGGTGGTTCTTGATCCCCATACTGAACAGCAATTCATCGCTGACGGCGCTGGTCGAACCGAGCATGTGTTCGGCCTGGTAGGACTGCCACAACGAGCGCAATTGCAAATGGTCGAAACTGGCGGTCAGGGTCGTGACCGTGGCATCGTTGACAAAGTTATTGGTAAAGATCACGCACGGCATCGGGTTCGTCCAACCACCATCGTGATTGGAGCTTGTGGTCAGCGCCGGTGAGAGAAAGCAGTAGTTGCCGCCAACCCAACCCGTTGGCGCAAACGACACCCCAGTGATATCGGTCGCCGAAGGCGTCGGGTTCCCCACCACCAGACGTGCCGCCCGGGCATGAGGATCCAGAGGCAGATAAACCACACCGCTGCCGTTGACGGTTTGCGTCCACGTCAATCGGTTACGGTTGTAGATCGGCCTGACGACCGGAACCGACCCCGGTGCTCCCGTCATCACCCAGGCAATGCAGATGTCCAGCGGCGTGGATTGAAAACCGCCCCCCGCTCCGCTATTGACAGCGCCCTTCAGACCTTCGGGCGCGATGTCATAGATTGTTCCTCGTTGCATGTAGAACGTCAGCGCACCACCGATCACCTGCGCCCGCAGGAAGTAGCTGGAGGTCGCCAACAAATCACTGCTCCACGCTTGGGTGGTAAACGTCCGCGCCCTGCCCAACTGCCCCGCGACGACTTCCTGGCCAATGCTGACCAATACCCCCGCCGGAATCGACACCCGGCCGCCGCTGGTCGAAACTGCCGCCGAGGTTACCGCCAAACGCCCATCCGCCGTAGCCACCGTGGCCGGCGGCAAGGAGCCGATCGGCAATGCCGAATCCAGATTCCAGCCCTTGGCGGACACGCTCTGAATTGCTTGGAGCAACTGATCGTACTTCGTCTCGTCCGGAGTCAAATCCCCGGCCTTGATGACATTCACAATCTCCTGCGTCACCCCATTCCCCCAGTCCGCCGGAATCAACGATCCCGGCGTCCCGGTCAACGGGTTCTCATCCACAAACTTACCATTCACCAACCCGGCGCTGGGCACACTCTTCGGATAATCCATCCCTCTACTCCCTAGTCATAATTGATGTGCACCTTGGTATGCGCCGGCGCGCTACGGTGGATCAGGCATTCCAGTGCCGAGCCCGGGTTCACGCCGAAGCGCTCGCCCCAGTAACTGGCGCCAAAACGTCGTCCCAGCAGCAATCGCCCACCGGTGTTGAGCGTCCACATGAACTGCGCCTCCCAAGTGCCCCAGTGCGCCGCACCGAAACGCGAGCGTCCCATGCGTGGGGCTTCCAGTTCGGTGATGGTGGCGTTCGGGTAGCCCTGGCTTTTGGCGATTTCGAGGTAGTAGCCGACAGCTTGGCTGCCGACCGCGAGCAAACGTCGGCGTACCGCAAGACGGCGGTCGTCGAACAGTGGCGTAGCGCCGAGGCACGGGTCGGGCAGGTTCATCACCCGTTCCCAGTCCGGCACCAGTTCGCTGACGCCAGCCGGGTCCATTTCGTTGAGCAGGTCGGCGGCACGGGCGTCGAGGCGGGCCAGTTCCTCGGCGACGCCTTCAAGGACTTCTTCGAGTTCCGGGACTCGCTCGGGATCCCACGCCGGACCACTGGGCAGCAGGCTGCGCAATTGGGCGTGGTATTGCGCGGCGGTTCTTATGCCCCCCATACGCAACCTCCGAAGGTCAGCAGCTCATTGGCCTCGGTTTCGACATCAGCGACAGGCGAGGTGAGTACGTGGTCGTTTTCGCCGCTGGTGCTGCTGATCGCTTCACGGATGTGACTGATCAACAACTTCTGGCCGAGGTCGGCTTCACGGTTATGCAGGTCGCGCAGCTGCGCTTCGACGGCGGCGCGTATGGCGGTGGTGTCGGGGGTCAGTGTCAGGTGATAGACCACCGGTACCTGAACCGGCCGCTGCACATGCACCTCGGCGGTGACCGGGCGCAGAGGCTCGATGTAGGCCTGGACTTCGGCCAGTTGTTCATCGTTCGGCACTGGTTGCGGGTCGTCGTCACGCATGATGAACAGGCTGACTGTACCCGGCCCCAACAAACCGCCACGGCACCAGACACGGGTCACGCCGGGGCATTCCAGGGCCCAGGTTTCATAGTCTTGCGCCGAACCGCCATGAGGGATGATGCGGTAGGAGCGGATCACCCGCGAACGCAGCGACTCCAGGCTTTCCCGCGCCACACCGCCGCTGAGCCCCGGCGCCAGCACCGTGAAACTATTACCGACAATGCCGGCAATCGGCTGCACCGGAATCAGTGCCATGCCGGCCTCGGCATTGCCCAGACTACCGGCCTCGAGCGCGGCGATGGTGGTGCTGTTGAGACCGTTGCTGGTGGTGCGCGCGGCGGTCACTTTGTAGGTGCGACCGTCGCTCGATTGCAGCAGGGTGTCGACGTCCAGCACCGCACCGGCGCTGGCGGTAAAGCTGACGCTGCCGCTGGCCGCTTGTGCGGCTTTGCGTGGCTGGTTCAGACGCAGCGCGGCGATCCGTTCCAGGGTCGATTCATCGGCCTTGTCCGGGAGGATCTGCTCGGCGATCCAGTCCAGATAGCCATACAGGCCATAGGCGGCGCCACCGAGGGTGCGGGCCAGCACTTGCGCATCGGACTGGCGCAGCGCATCGCTGGCCAGGTCGCTTTGGGTGCGTTTGATCAGCACCGGCAGCGAAGGGGTTTCAAACGGCATAGATCACCTGCCAAC